GAGAGCCGACAGTGCCCTTTATGTCGCCGAGATTATTCCGTAAAGGCATGGCCACAGAGTGCATGCGCCAAAGGGCTGTGTCCGGCGCTTCAAACAGCAAGTGAGCAGCCCGCACGGTTTGCCGAATGCGCACACGGACGCACTACGTTTCACGGTAAGCCGGGATTGGAGGTCAGTGATTGCTGCGCGATGGATGTTAGTCCACGGAGCGCGCAACCCTTGGTTGATGGCTTTGTGCCTCAAGCTAGAATAGACGAAGCAGTTGAGACACTGCGAGGACGCGGAGGCGAGCAGCCCACCGAAGACGCAAAGGCCGGCGACTGGGCGACCGAGTTAGCCTCAACATTGATACCGTGTGCACTCGGAGCGGCTACGCTGGATTGGGTCGATAGAGTGGCGATGGTTCTACGACGTGTCGTCGCCCAACCGCCGATAGCCCCGACCGTTATTCCTCAAGTTCTTGCTCTCGCCCAAGCGATGCAATTCAAGCTGGACAAGAACGCGCACAAGGGCGGCTGGCAGATTTATGACGATAACGGCGTGAGGATTTGGGACCGCTCCATGCTAGCCTTCCTGAAGGATAAATTAATCGAGGAGATCGATGAGCTATTCACGGAAGTTCCAGATGGCGATAAGGAAGCAATTCGCTACGAGGCAGCGGACGTGGCGAATCTAGCGATGATGATTGCTGATGTATGCCGCGCGTTTGATGAAGCGGCGATAGTCTCCGACACCCTGGTAGCCGAGCACGTCTACGGCGGCAATTGCTTCCGTGGAGTTGATTACACTACCTGTTACGCGCATAAGCAACGACGCGGGCACTGTTCGGAATGCGCGCTGTGTCCCGCGTGTAGCACCGAGCCGGTAGCTGAGCAAGTAGCGCCCGCTCTGAACGAAATCAATCTCATACGGAAAGCGATAGCGGACGGTAACGGAATCGTTCATAAAGACGCGGCGCTGCTATTGAAGGAGCATGACTCCCAAGTATCACGAGCAGATTTCTGGCAGGAACAGCGAGTAGCTGTCGTTGATCCTTCTACGCTGTCAGCGGAACGGGCGGCGGAGATACTGAACCTGAACCGTTATCGAGGCGTAGCGGATTGGTATGGTGGTATTACCTATTGCGGCAGCAGCGGCGTCGCCAGTGGAACGATCAGTCTGAGCGATGCGCAAATCATCGCCGTTTGGCTGCTGGAACACGGCGGAGGGGAGGTGAGAAAATGAGATCAAGGCTTCACTGGCACGATTGCCCCGATGGTCATATGTACGCATGCCGCTGTAACAATCCGGTAATCAAAAGGCGCTACTGCTGGGGGCACGGCGCAAAATGGTTCTTTCAGCCGTTAGTAGTCTTGGTCATGCTCGCCCTCCCCGCACTACCCATCCGCGCTCAAGAGCTTCAGTATTGGAAAGGTTTCGCGCCAAACACCGTGACAAACACCGCGTCATCCTCACCGCAACAATCCGCCCAAGCTGTTGTGCCGTTGATTGTTAAGCCAGCCAAACATGGTGACAAACAGGCGGTCAAGAATGGTAGTCCGTGGAACCTGAGCGCCAAGCTGTCAGTAGTCGCCTTCGGTGCTGCGATGATCGCTGATTGTACCTCAACTAGCAACCTACGCGAGAGCAATGGGCTGTTGCGAAACGGGCATGGTCAGTTGAATCAAGGACTCTGCTTTGGACTCAATAGCGGCGTGCTTACACTAACACTGCTCCTACAGAAGAAATACCCACGCGGAATGAACTGGCTCAGGTGGATCGGCGCAGGAGCACATGGGTCAGCAGCGATTTACAACGAGAGGATTAAGCAATGAGAAGGACATCGAGCTATCTACCGCCCCGTGCATATCAGCCATGTAATATCTGCGGTAGGCCAATTTGCAGCCAAGGTTACAAGGCGCACATGTTGGCACATCAACGACGCGGAGAGGTTCAGGTGGAGCCCAAGCGATGAAAGCTTACAATACTAATCGCTGGCCCTACAGATTCAGCCGTGATCCTCGCCGCTGTTCATTCTGTAATCTCCGTCTCGGTAGCTTTCTCTTGGTACTCAAGCATATCATGGCGGTGCATCGCGAAAAGGAAACAGCATGAAGCCACGGCTGGATATCGACCGCGTCAACGTGAATACGTCGTGCCGTGCTTCACTTGAGGAATTAGCTGCTCTCTCCGATTCTCAGCGAGCAGCCTTCCTTGACGGCGTATCGAAAGTTATTGGTGCTACAAAAACCCAACAGGAGGACTCTAAATGAAGCGAACCTTGTCCGTCGCAATTCTTAGCCTTGTGCTTCTCGCAAGCGGTATCAAATCAACCGCACAAGACACCTGTACGCCTTGCCTTCAACGCGCACAGTATGAGTTCAACGTGGCTTTCAACAGCTGCCGGGATCACGAGGGGTGCAGCGATCCCGACTGCTCGAACTGTGTAGGCGAAGGTACATCGGCAAAGTATGATTATGTCAACTCAAGCTGTCCCGTTTGTGGGAACTTATCGATCGACGGAAAGAAATGACCTCATCCGACTTTGCTAACTACCTACCCAAGCTGCCACGTGAACCGCGCGTGGTTGGCGCTGGCGATCTAAGCGAGATAGAGTTTCGCTGGCACGTGCTGAAGCTGCTTTGTGAGATTGGCCGGCACGTTGCGGAGATAAATGAGAGACAGAATGATAACAACTGATCGGGTCCATATCGCCGCTCGCGGCCTCTACTCCCTCCACCTCGCAGAGCACTCTGACTGGCCCGGCAGCTTCGACGATCTACCCGACTACATGCAAGGTATGTATATCGCAAAAGGCGAGCGAGCACTGTACGATCTGGTTTATTCGGATTGTAAGCTAGGACCGAAGGCGGTGGAGAGGTTGTTTCAATGACAGACCAAGAAGCAGAAATAAAGGCAGCTCGGGTATTCGGTGAACATGGCTTCGCTGAAACTGACGGTGACGGACGGTACTACGTTGGCGTATTGCCTACGATTCCCGGTCCTTATCGCGGATACATGGGGCGCTCTTACGAAGAGGCCTTTACTCTCGCGATTAACGATAGAAAAGCACAGCAATGAGTTATCCTAATCCTCCACCGCCCGTCAGTCCCATCCGTGGCAGTTACTTTCTCGGTGCCGATCTTGCGAAGTATAACGCAGAGATTCGCCAGCAGCAAATCGACCGGGCGATCTACAACGCCGCCAAGCAGCTCTATCGTTCGTGGTGTATACTACAGCCGGTGTTTGCGGCGAAGTTTGAGGATGCGCCGGAACGGGAGATGTGGCTAGCGATGGCGAGAACGTTACTGATGGAGGTGGTTTGATGACCGAATCAGCCGAACCGATTCAGATTGACGGCGGACAGTTTCTTATTCGTCATCGCGGTGACGGAATGGGAAATTCTGACTGGCTAGTTACCCGTCCTGAGGGCAATCGTTCTGGGCGATAAGTTCAACTCGCGAAGAGGCGATCGTTAAAGCTACGGCGACTTGGCGCATGGCTTATGCGTCTAAGGGGGTGTCGGGCATGACTGCTGAGGAATACGAAGCACAGAAACCACCACTGAACGTAATGGACTCGCCTGAGTTTATACGTCAGATGACAGCGATCAACAGCGATGACAACGCACGCCGTCCGGTGTTCAGGGCGGATAAGGAGAGAGAGGCACGGTAATGTATTCGGGCAACTGGATAGTCCGATTATTCAAACGTATCGCTTGCTGGATTGAGCATGACGCACGCGGGCCAGTCGAAGGGCTCAGCTTTGAAATCGAGCCGGGCCATTATCGCCCCTACTATCAGTGTGCTAGATGTCGTCGTATACTCAAGTGGCAATTGTCTGGTGGATGGAAGGCCGATACGTAACTGGCCGTCGCAATCCTTGACACCTTCGCGGCCCTGCTCTTCCTCGCGTGCGCGGTTAGATTGGTCTACCGACTGTCTGCTGCTATGCTACTACCGCCAACGCAGCACGACACGCAACCGTGATAAAACTAATGCCTGATGAAACCACCCGACTCGACGCCCTCCTAACCCATAACCGCCTCTTGAGCGAGAGCGACAAAGCCGACGCGCTTGTCCGCACGGTTCCCGCAATCTTCGTCTGGCCCGGTACTGGCAGCACGATGGAGGAGATTCTCAGCGACCCTCAGGCGGGACTTATCATTGGCACGACGTTAACCGCCGATCGTATGTTTAAGTACGAAGAAGGCGAGCTATTAGGCAAGCCGATTGAAACACTGGTGCCTGTACGATTCAGAGCAAATCATAAAATGTACTTCGCAGGCTTTGCACTCAAGCCGATCAAACGCATGATGGGCACGGGCAAGGAAGAGCTTTATGGACTCGACCGGGACGGCAGTGAGTTTCGTGTCGAGATTGCGCTTGAGCAAAAGCTGGTCAATCGTCAGAAAACAATCATCGCCGTAATTCAATTCGCACGGGCTAAAACCGATGTCCCGAAAGCCACCTAGCACGGCGGAGCAACGCCTTCAGATACTTGAAGTCCTCAGTACGCGGGTCGATGAGGTAAGGGCAGAAACGACGAAGATTTCAGCTAAAGTAGAGACGGTGCAGTTGACGCTGTCGAATATGCAAGGTGCGAATATCATCGGGCAGATTACGGAAAATAAGCAGAGCATTACGGAGCTAGAAAAGCGCATACGGGTACAGGAAAACTGGAAGAGGAATATGACAGGACGGATGACGGTGATAGTCTTTTTGGTTAGTCTGGTTACTGCTATACTGACTGGGTTGACGGTGAAGTTGATAGGCGGACATTGAGCACGTTGATATCAGAGAGGTTTTGAGATGACGGAAAGTGACCGACTGGAAGATTTTGTTCGCGCTGCAACGATAGCGACAAGTTGATTAAGCTTGTTGGTATTTCTTCTGGAAGAATTTCTCAAGCTCTGGGAGTTTAGGAGAATGACTGTATGGAAGCTACAGCGGACCGACCTTTAGGGCTGGTGTCGCACAGGCCGTCGGTGATCGCAGTCGACTTTTGCCCCAAACCCGAAAGTGATGAATCTCACGAAGAGCCCATGACTAAAGTCGAAGAAGCTGAAATGCGGGAGTCGATACATGCACTCCTTCTCAGTAATACGTCATTAAATCGGGCATTGAATCAGCGTGTCGAACAGCCGGCAGTGGCAGTAGCGAAGGAAAAACCATGGTGGCTCTCTCCGCTTCTGACCATAGTAGGCGCAATCATTGTGGTGTTCGGGATTAAGTATGTCCCTGCTGCTCAGAGCGATTCGGACAAGCAGATATACGGACTACAGCTCAAATTAGAGCAGAAGGAAAAGCATGAGCAGTACCTTGAACGCGAGGTACGCCTTGCGCAGCAGTATAACAGAGACCTTCATATCTGGTTTGCGGATCATGGGATGAAAGGCGTTCCTGCTCCTCCTTCCAGTTCAAGAGAGGAATAAAAATGCCAAGCGATTGCCCCCCGTGCGATATCATCATCATCGATTACGCAGACATCCCTGCCGATTGCAGCGTAATCCAGTGGAAGTGTCAGGCTATCGAGGCGCTTTACGATAAGCCTTTCGTGCAGGCGCGACTTAAGGCGCATCCTGGAATGCATGAAGAAATCATAGCGAAGCTAGTCGCAATGCATACACGGGAGCAGTCCGAGATTGCAATACTAAGTGGAATCATCAAAGACCTGACAGGCTCACCGCTTGCGGATCTGTAGATTCTTCCAGAAGAACAACAAAGCAAAGAGAGGATAGGTAAGATATCATGTCGATGGTGATCAGCGAGATCGATCTCGGAGATAGCCCCGCAGATCAAAGTACGCAATTAGGTAGTCCCGCGATGCCGACCGAAGCATCGGGTGTTCCTCACCAAGAGCAGGCGCAGCCCCAAGGCGACGGGCAGCCAGCGGCGCAACCAGACGCGGCGGCGCAAGCGGCGGGAGCAGCCAAGCCCCTCACCGACGAGGAAGTCGAGAAGCTCGACCTTGGGCAGTCTGAGAACATCAGGCAGTTCCGCAGCACGTACGAAAAGAACAAGACACTGCTCGAAGAAGCAGTCCAAGAGCGGAACGCGCTCAAGCAGGAGCTGGAAACGCTCAGGTCCGCCCAAGGCCAAGGCGTCTACCTCGACACCAACGTACCGTTCGAGGACTTCAATCCCTACGAGGGCCTCCAGCGCATGGCGACGGAAGAGCCTGAGTACCACGATGCCGTGGTCGACGCGATACTCGAAGCCCACCTCTGGCCGAACATGGCGACAGAGATGAAGAAGCTGGAAGGCAAGCAGCTTGGGCACGTGGAGAACGGGGCACTGATCTTCGACAATGACGAGGAGCGCACACAGTACCAGCAACTGGAGCAGACGTGGGACTTCCTCGCCCGGAGGGTGGCTGGCGTCGACGGCAAAACACTCAGCGGCCTGATCGCCATCGTCGGCCAGAGTCCGGAGATAGGCCAGATGATTGCCGAGAAGCTCAATGAAGGCTTTGCGCCAACGATACCGACAGGGCAGCAAGGATTCCAGACTGCCGCACCGCAGCAGACAGGACAGCAACCTATAGCGGGAGTCCAGACCCTTCAGCAGATAGCGCAAGAACAGGGATTCGATTTAAGCGATCCTGAACAGGTTCGCAGGGCGCAGAGGGAACAATTGCTTCAACGCCAGATAGCAGGAGAGCAGCTACAGAGGCAATCAGAGAAGCGCGCATTGGAAGGGCAGCTCCAGCAAATGCAGACCGAGCTGGACAAGCTCAAGGGTGGACAGCAGCAGGCGCAGCAGGGGACTGTCGCTGACGCAGAGCGCCAAGCAGAGTCCCGCGTGGAGTCGCATCTGACATCTGCTCTCGATACTGAGTTCCAGGAGAAGTACGCCAACTCGATACCGAAGGATCGTCCCGGCTTAGCAGAGCGAATCAAAAAACTCACCCGCGAGAACCTCAACGAGAATGCCACATTCAAGGAAGCACGCGCCGCCGCGATGAAATGGTTCAAGCAGGCCGCAGGCCGCCCCGCAGGGCAGGAAGAGGGGAAGAAGCGAGACGAGGAACGGGGACTGAACGCGATGGCCGTAATAGCCACGCTGCGGGCGAACGCGATGGCTGAGGAAGCGAAGGAACTGCTCGGGAAGCTTCCGACTCAAGCTGCCGCGATTAAGCAGAAAGCGGAAGCAGCAAAAGCCCGCCGCGAACTTCCCGGAGGCTCGACGGCAAGAACCCCCGCTCCCGCAGCTCCCGCCACAGTGACGGGCGACATCGAGGGCACACGAGCGGCAATCCGCAACCGCATGAAGCAAGCTGGAATATCGATGACGTAGGTTCTTCTGGAAGAATAAACTTGACTTCGAATGCAAGTTATGTTATCATGTCCAAGCATTGTTCTTCCGGGACGTACCCCGAGAAAGGTCGGAAGAATATCGAGATGTATTGCGGCGGCGTGGAATGACACGCGACTCGGAGAGATAGGAGTACGTAATCTGAATCTCTGGGCTTTGGGTTCAATTCCCATTTGTCGCTTGACGGTGGCAACTACTGGTAGGCGGTGAACGTCTAGTTCGCTTATACGGGTCGGGGGTGCGAGTAGCATAGCCGCAACGGTGAGCGCACGAACGTGGTGCGTATACGTCGCGGAAGGTTGCAGGGGTAGTTCCCTGTCCGACCCTCCCGTTCAATGATCTTATCCGGATCTCCGCAGCGCGACGTAGAATTCTTCTGGAAGAAGCAGGTAGGGAATGTTAGACGACGTTATAGACATGCGAAAGAAGGCAGAAGACACATGGTTAAGGAGGGAGTGCGATAGCCGTAACTCCCGAAGATTACTGAGTTTTATTTTCGCTTGTTGGGTATTTGAATCCACACTTCGATAGAAGACGATCTCGTAGGAGCCGGTCAGTCGAAAGGGACGCCGAGTAGATTGTTCACTACCTGAACGTAATCGGCTATAGCGTTCAGCCAATTGGTCACGGCGCGAGTGGGCCTAACGTACAATGCTCAAGCAGACCATTACTCTTGTGCGTGACAGCTCGGAGAGACGGGCATTAAAGATCAAGGTGTAAGCATGAGCCAGCAGAAATCGAAGACAGGTCGCCATCATAATAACAAAGGCTTACGGCAAATCAAGACAGGCAAAACCCGTGAGCAAGTCGCCCGTATAGCACATAAGCTTGGAATTCCAACGCCACATAAAGTCAAATGATTTCATGATCTTATTCAGATCAGGCGCAACAGCATCTTTCGCCAAGATGCATTATCGAACTCCATATCAAGGGCGCAACAGACGGTCCCGCCCGCCGTCCTAATCAACAACGGCGAAATCACGGACTCGCCAGCCGTAACAAGAACAAACGAAGATTGCCGGTAAATTCTTCCAGAAGAACCGGCGTGAAAGTAGTGAGAAATAAAGGAGATTACGGCTATGAGCGAGCTAGTTTTTAGCCAGTTCGGTCTTCGGACTCGCTCGATGGCGACATCGAGTAGTGAACCTCCTCTGATCGACTTGGACCCTGAGATCGGGAACAGGGCGGAAGGGCGTCAAAGACTCCCACCGTGAGAGAGCAAGCGAGGGGGCGCGTCTCTGACGCGATACGATGTTCCGTCCTTGCAGGAACTTGAACTGCAAGAGGTCGGCAGAAATGACCGATCCGCGCATCTGCAAAGATGCGAGGTAACAGACGATAGCGAAGCAGTCGTTAGGACTGCCGTCAATCCGGAAATCGAGAAGCAGTTCTTCTCTTAGGACTCGCTTAGTGGCGACACTGAGTAAGAAAACCATCTCTAATTAATGGGGAAAAGCTGAGATGCTCACCCTCACCAAGCAAGTACAGACTACGCAGGTGCAGAGACTGAACGAGATGGGGCCTCAGCCTGAGGTCATGCGACAGTCCGGCCTCATGATAACGATGAATCATGAGAGGCTGACAGAAATGATCAGCCCCGGCTCTTACGCTAAGATGCCGAGTAACAATTTGGGCGAAGAAAGCCAGACGCTATACAACCGCTTTCATAAAGGGAAAGCGATTCAGGTGAACCAGCGTGGCTATCGAATTCCGTTTTACGACAGACCGCCGGCTTCGGACAGCTTTTTCAGTGAGGGAGGGGCAATGCCGGTTGCCGATAACCCTCGACAGAACTGGGGGCGGTTGCTAGAAATAGCAGCACTGAAAACTTCTCTTAATCGACTTGGATGCTGAGAAATAGGTTGCAATTGAATCGAAAGTGTGGTATGATTACAACCTTGCAAACAGGGGGCAAGCAGGTAGATTCTTCCAGAAGAAGCCGTGCAGCCTGAGAGACTAAACAGAGAAGGGCCTGACCGGATCAAGCCGAAGGCTATACGATAGTCCGATCTAGTAGCAACTCAACTACTAGAGGCCGAAGATGAGAGTAAAATGCTAACACCGGATGAAAAAGAACGAGCCACCATGCTTTACGAGTCAGGAGTGGCGATACGTGCAATCGCGAGGTTAATGCATCGACGTACAACAGTCGTGGGTGATTTTCTCTTACGATCCGCACATCTAGGCAGGGATTGTAGATTTGCGTCTTTAACGCAGGCACGAAAAGAAGAGGTTTGTTCTTTACATCGATCCGGATTAGCAGCACCCGCAATCGTCAAGGAGACATCCTTGAGCATCGATATCGTATACCGTGTCTTAAGAGAGTCGGGAATCGACAATGCTCCCGATAAAGTCTTTAGGACGCAGGAACAGCAGCAGGTAGTGACCGAGCTTTACTCCAAGGGATTCACTGGTACGCAGATTGCCAAGCATCTAGGAGTTTCGCAGGGAGTTGTATACCGCGAGATTCGGAAGCTTGGCCTAACGCGTCGAAGCATAGCGGGTCCTAGAGGATACTTTGCGCGATACGTTGATTCGCAGGGACGCATTACGAAGTTCAGAAGTACTTGGGAAGCAGCGTTCGCTAGGTACCTCGATAATAACTACCTAAAATGGGCATACGAAGCCCACGCATGGCTTCTGTCGGATGGGTCGGCTTACATTCCTGATTTCTGGGTACCATCGATAGATACGTACTTCGAAGTCAAGGGATGGATGTCCGAAGAGTCCGCTAGGAAGCTGAAGCTGTTCCAAGAAGAGTATCCCGATATCGATCTTCGTATTATCGACAAGGGGGCTTTTGATCGGATAGGAATCGATCTAAAGTCTACGGTTGCGGATTTCGGAACATCTTCTCGTCTTATCTCGTAAGACGAGGCAGAAATGACCGGCCCTTAGCGCATGCTAAGTAACAAGCAAATGCAGTTCAATGATATGAGAATTTTTCCTGCCAGATACGCCACGGCGTTTCTGATCAGCGGAGACGTGTTCAAACAAATGGACTTACTTAGTGGCGACACTAGGTCAAAGAAATCCCTTCTGATTGACTTGGAGACTGAGATGTCAACAGGGCGCAAGCATGCATTCTTCCAGAAGAACGCAGGGCAGCGTGAGAGAATAAGCGAAGGGACATCCCAATGGGATGATGCGGTATTCCGCTCTCATGGGAATTCTAGGAACCATGAGAAGCTGGCAGAAATGACCAGCTCCTGCGAAAGCAGAGTAACAAAAGGCGACAACATTGGGGGCGACGCCCTGATCGACAAGATCAGCGACCTCTACCTCCTACAAACAGAAGCAGCCAAGAAGACCCTTGACTATCAGGTAGCTGGTTCCAAGAACGGAGCCATTGCTGTAGTCAAGTCTGCCACGACTGGAGCGAACGGCACAGTAACCTGTGCCACAGCTCGTGTCGACGGCGGAACCTTCGGAAGCTACAAGGTCAAGGATGGAGCGCGTATTCATTTCGTCAACGGATCGACGAACATTGCAAGAGGCGCTCCCGACGTAGGTGTGGTATCCGATCCGGGCGGCAACAACCGTTCGACCTCGGTAATCACATTCGACGCAGTTCCTGCGGGCACCACTGCTGGAGATTACCTCACTTACGAGGGATCGGCGCTAAAAGCCCCACACGGACTGACAGACTTGATTAACAACGACACGGGTAAAGAAAGATTGCCCCGTTCAGTAGTAATACTGAATAGAAAATCGGGTGAATTGCCGGGACGCCTAAGTTCGAAAGAATATGGTAATCGGCAGCCAAGCCGAGGGTACACCTTCGGAAGGTTCAGAGACTACTGGAGGAGTTCAGCCTCCTTAATAACCAGATCAGCGCCCGACTCTTTCACTTGCAGCTCGTTTTCTAGGATAGAGAGAACTTTCGCATCAGTATAGCCCTTACGGGCCATCCAGTAGAAGCGGTTTCGATCTATTCTAAGTTCTTCGACCCACGCGGATAAACACTGAGTTCGATCATGGTAAGTAATCATACGATTGCGACCAAAGTTACGATTCTGATTCTTGCGGGTATCCCACTTGCAATTATCAGGTTCGTAGTTTCCATCATTGTTAATCCGCTCGATGGTATGCTTAGGAGATGGACGAGTTTTCATGTCCGTAATGAAATTCTCGAACCCATGTTCGCCAAGCCATCTGTCACATATCGAGATATCGCAGTAGTCTTTATAGGATGTGCGATTCTCGTTGTAGCATCGATCTATCATGCCCATGTAGACGTCGTACTCGACGGTACCAGAGAGGCCGTGAGTCCGGTTGGCTTCGGCAGCACGTTGTTGCTGGTAACCGCACGTACCGCACGAAGAAGTGATGCCACTGAAGATGCGGTCTTTACGAGTAGTGCCTTCTTTTCCGCAGGCGCATTTAAAGGTGCAATAAACACGGTACCTGTTGTTTTCCCAGATACGCACCTCGCCCCGCAGAGTCAAAAGACCCTTTTCAGTAGGATAGATCGCTGGATAGGTCATGGCAGTAAGTATACCACATCGACGAAGAAAACGCAAGTGAAAGATGATGAAATAGGCCGAGCCTTATGGAAACATAAGGAGACTGACGGAAACGATCAGTCCCGATACTTTTTCCAGAAGAATCGAGTAACAAAACTGGAGATACAGGGTCAGTTGCGAGCCAATAGGCCGTACCTGAAATCCATCGCACTTAACGCACAGACTCAGCGGTTACAGGTAGCACTGCTGGTCGAGGTGCACTTCTCGCTCCGGTATCGTACCGATAATCCGGGGAACACTTTAATCCTGTCGTCCCCAACTCAGAAAGCGGCTTACATGAGCAACGGCTTTGTAAAAGAGGCCCGTCATGCGGTGACGCATGATTGTTACCGGGTGAATTCAGGAAAAACCTACAGCGAAAGCCAAGGCAATCCTGAGCCAAGTCCATCGAATGGCATGAGAGTAGATGGAAAGGTGCAGAGACTAGGACAGAGGAGCCAATCCGATAATGTCCATCAGCGCCCGGCACTCGCTTCTTGGCGAGTTGAAAAGATAGTCCGCTCTGTATGGAAACATGCAGCTAACACAAAGGACAATTTGCAACGCTTTGACGGCGGCGGCGGAACCCTTCGGATGGACTTCACTGACGTGAAGTTCGGAGAGGGTATAACCTGGGACACCCATGTGGCGATTGATCCGGATCGCTGCTATGGGGTGAATCCCAACGACATCAATGTGTACGAGCTAAGATCAGCATTGGCTCGCATGATAGCGATATCATGAAAACCAACTGGGTGAATTGCGGGAAGGCTAAGGATTTAATTCTATGCTAATCCGCAGCGAAGCTCATCGAATGGTATTAAGGTAGATGAGAACGTTCAGAGACTATCAGGTGAGGAACCAGACCAATAACCCTGAACCAGCGCCCGGCGACTTGAATAAGCAAGTCGATGATATAGTCCGACACTCCAGTGAAAGCCGGAGATTACAGATGGATGAAGTTCGGTGCGTATGCAAGAGACACTCTCCAGATGAGACAATACACGTCTGGAGGCACCTATGTATCATAGTGGGTGCCGTAGCGGTGACGCTATGTAAACAACTGGGCTATATGCTGGAAACCCCGAGTATCCTGCGGTACGACGCAAGTCGTAACAATCCGTCAGGTGCGGACAATCAGCAGGGAAGGCTGCGCAAGCAGAACCCTCAACGACTTCACGCCCAGATCTCAATGATTTGAGAATAAGATAAAGTCTGGACTACATGGCGACATGTAGAAGTAGGCGGAAACGACCTACTCCGGTTCTTCCAGAAGAATCGAGTAACAATGTACGATTATGATCAATGGATAGGCTTCCTCGGATGCAAGTACGATTTGGGCGCTACGCGCTTCGGATCACACTGGCTACTGAGCAACCTAGACATTACGGGCCTCCCGAGCCCGGCCATAGCTTTCGCGTAGTCTTAGCGTAAGCCGACGATGTCCTTAACCCCGGAAACGTCCATGAATTTTCATCGACGTTTCCGGGTAGTAGCTACGATAGGACCACCAGCAGATTTTCGACGACGGCCAGTGAGAATTAAATCCACATTAGTTATAGCCATAGGATACCGTCTTGCAATCTGCGTCAGAGTCAGACCCGTAGCGTAAAGATTACGCATTTCAACAATCTCAGCATCCGACCATAACGAATTACCATGACGCTCACCAAACGCCTTATTCCCACGACCTTCTTGCATCATCTGCTGGAGGTTAATCTTCTGAGTATCAGGAAAGAGATGCTTGCGATTCGGATTAGGATTAACGCAGGGCGGATTATTACATCCATGAAGCATAAGCTTTTCACCGGGATCGGAATTGCCAGCAAGTACCCAAGCCATGCGGGTAGCGGAGAAGCAGATTCGTTTCCCGTTACGCCTTACGGAAGTATGCCCGTATCCCTTGGAGTTCGCAGCGCCATGCCACGGCCAGCATTCATCTGGACCGCGCTTGGTATACTTTTGACGAAAGCGCTCGATCTCTTCGGATGTAAGAACAGGCAATGGGATTGGTGTACGGCAAGTCAGTTTGGGCATGTCAATTGCTCCTTTAGTAGATTGATGTGCTCAGGGCTATCGAGTATCAATCGATAGCCCAATCATCTTACCACACTCACGGCATAAAGTCAACGGTCTTTATGCTTACGGGCTATCCTAAGCGCCCATCACCTGAATTCGTTTCGTCAACCGGCCCCGCGTAATCGGGGATTGAAGGGAGGGCATCATGACATTCGTTCCAACCATTAACCCCCAAGACGCTCTTGCTCCTGACTATCAGGGCAACAGGCGCGTCGAGCGCTGGACCGCTACGGCAGCAGCAGCCGACACCGGCGTGGGCACAATCACGCCGAAGTATCTTCAGAACATCGACGACTTCAGCATTGAATACTTTGGCGGCACTGCCCCAAACAGCGCGGCAGTTGTAAATGGCAAGCTGCTCATCTACCTGCCCGGCACCACGACCCCCACGTCGTTCCGCGTCAAGTTGTTCAGCAGGTACTAAGCTGGTTCCCCTTCTTCTGGAAGAATCTGGGGAAGGGGAATTTAGAGCTTGACAAAGGTCGTAAGATGTGCGATAATATCAAACATGGCTTTCACGGTTTTTGACGTAGCATCGCAAGATCGCGAGCGAGTGATTCGAAACTTCCTACAAGATGAATCTCTACGCGGATTAGCGCATACGGTCAGGTCGCACGTATTCGCACACAGTAATACCAATGATCGTAATTCATGTTACGAATTCTTTCAGACCTTTAGCTCGCAGTTGTCTCGCGATCTCGTAATCGCAGTGCTAATTCTAATTGAGGCGGAATTCGTGAATAAGCATTTAGCTGGTAGTAAGCCAGAAGACGATATAACAGCAACCCGGAATAAGGTTAGAGAGCGATTGGAGGCTGCTCGAATTCTTCGACCTGTGTCGCGGGTTACATTAACCCAAGCAGCTATAAAACAGAAAATGAAAGCAGGTATGTACTAAGTATGCGAATACTCACTACGGGGCATAGTCACTGGGCGCGTTCTGGTTATGGAACTCAGGGCGCGTACTTAATGCAGGCTTTTCAGGAGCTAGGACATACTGTCTTCTGCATGCCCCATTACGGACTACAGGGAGGCCCACTGAGTAAAGATGGAGTGGAGTACCTACCCTTGTATCGCGACGGATGGGGGCATGACATCATTGCTCAACATGTCAAGAATTGTAAGATCGACGCAGTCCTATCGTTTCACGACGTATGGGTACTAAGACCATCATTCCCGCGCTCATTCGACGTACCATGGATTACGTACAGTCCAGTCGACTCAGTTCCCGTAATGCCCGCACTTACCCGAATACTGCGCGAAGCAAAGCACGTTGTCGCAATGTCGCGGTTCGGTCAAGACGAGATGCGGAAGAAGGGCATCGACAGTTTTTATATTCCTCATGCAATTGATACCGATATTTTCCGACCGGGCGACAAGCGGGAAGCCCGTGAGGTATTAGGTATTCCGCAGGATAAGTTCATCTGCCTGATAGCAGCAGCAAACGCATACTACCCGAGCAGGAAGGCATTCCCCGAGCAGATGCTGGCGTTCGCTGAATTCCACAAGGAGTTCCCCGATTCGATACTCTTATTCCATACCGCACTCATCCCGCATTCCCCCGCAGCGGGAGGCTTGGATATCAATGAACTAATAAGGAACCTCGAACTTCAGCATTGCACTGGAAATACAGAGGACTACGACATCTGCATGGGGCTGCCCGATGAGCAGATGGCGCTAATGTACAGGGCGGCGGATGTTTTACTAGGAGCTTCATACGCGGAGGGGTTCGGACTCGTTCAAGCTGAATGTCAAGCATCAGGAACGCCGGTAATTGTGCATGATTTTGCAGCATCCCCAGAGTTCCTCTTTGGAGGCATTAAGGTTCCAAGCATTCAGAAGTTTTGGAACTTGGGCGGCTGCTGGCAAGCACTGCCCTCTGTCCCTGCTATTACGCGAGCCTTGCGTGAAGTTTATCTAAACAGAGAAGAGTACGCAGAGATAGGACTAGCAGCAGCAAAGCGAGTACAGGAAGAGTTATCGCAGGTTTACGTACGGGATACATACTGGAGACCATTCCTCGAAGAAGTCGAAGTGGGTATTAGCAACGACTGGGCAGCTTCAGGAGAAGCATTTGCAGGCTAAAGCGGTAATTCTTCCAGAAGAATTTGCTTGACAAATAAAGCACAATGTGCGATAATGTGAAACATGCCTAACGTCATCACGGGACACTTCAGGCCCACCACGTTTGATGAGATAGTGGGCCAAGAACACATCACGCGTACGCTAAAAAACTCCATCGGGCAGGAACGCATCCATCACGCGTACTTATTTACAGGCACTCGTGGAACGGGCAAGACTACGGCGGCGAGGGTTTTAGCGAAAGCGCTCAACTGCGAGAATGGCCCGATATCGACACCATGTGATACATGCGATTCCTGTGTCGATATAGCCAGATCGGGTTCCATTGACGTACGGGAGATAGATGCAGCTTCGAGCACGGGGGTCGAAGATATCAGGGAGATCATCGTCGACTCAGTGGCGATCAGTCCTACGCGAGATCGGTATCGTATTTTCATTATAGACGAAGTGCACCAGCTTTCAGCAAAAGCATTTGATGCACTACTGAAGACCATAGAAGAGCCACCTGCGCATGCGATATTCATCTTAGCGACCACCGAGGCGCATAAGGTACCCGATACGATTCAATCGCGCTGCCAGATATTCGAATTTCGAACACTTCCATTGAGAGTCATCGCAAAAAGACTGCGGACTATAGTAGACGAGATGAACAATCCGTGGTTGCCACAGGATATGCTTTTAGAGCAGATAGTGACCGACGTACGAAACGGGCAGAACGCTACCGATTCCGTAGATGTAAAAGAACTGGATCGTAGATACGATCTCTTGAAAGATTTTATAATGTCGGTATAACTTCTTCCAGAAGAATAAACACAATGAAGATTCTAATCTTGCCGGGACACAGCATCGAAGAATACGACACGCTTAAGCTATGGAGCGAGCTAGGATACGATTGCTTTAGTCTCGGCAGTTACATTATCCCGTCGCAGCCTCACGATCCAAAGCGACCATCGATAGCCGCGCCCGCACACCCAGATCTTAAGGCCATCGTAGACGCTCTTGGAACACCAGACAACCTCGAAGCAGCAAAGCGCCATCTACCAGACGAACTAATCGAGTGGACGGATGTCATTAGCGTACATGCCAAGGAGCATGACTGGATTATTCCTCAGTGGAATCGAATCAAGCACAAACGAGTCGTCTGGAGAACAATTGGACAGTCTGTTGAGAATAACGAGCGAAACATAGCTCCGTTACGGACAGATGGATTACAGATTGTCCGTTACTCCCCGAAGGAGCGCAATATTCCGGGATTCGCAGGGGAAGACGCAATGATCCGCTTCTACAAAGACCCAGATGAATGGAATGGTTGGACAGGCGAGATAGCGCATGTTATCAACTTCACGCAGCATCTGCGTCAGCGCGATCCGTACACTAATTGGGGCTTCTGGTCGGAAGCAACGCGGGGATTGCCAGTAGTAGCATTTGGCCCAGGATCAGAAGTGATAGGCGGCGATGGCGAGCTTTCAGAAGAACACATGCGAAGCGTGCTGCAAAGCAGTCGTGCATATTTATATACCGGGACACAGCCCGCATCTTATACCCTCGGCTTAATCGAAGCCATGATGACAGGCATTCCTGTAGTATCAATAGGGCCAGCTTGGATGGAAGTATTCCCTTACGGGCCGCAGTTATTCGAGGGGCATGAGATTACGCAGCATTGGTCCAATAGCACAAGTCAGGCGAAGCGAATGCTTGATGGATTGTTAAGTAATAAGGAATTTGCCACAGCTTGGTCGGTGGCGCAACGTGAACGTGCAATTAAGCTTTTCGGGAAGCAAAAGATCGCAGCGCAATGGAAGGAGTTCCTAGATTGAGGATTCTCGCAGATCGACATCACTCTGACTTATTCTTCAGCCTTCAGCGTCTCTTCGAGGATCGTCTAAACATGGAGCTATATACTCCTGTCGGGCATTCTTGGTGGGACGCGGGAATATGGAGATTCGGCGAGGTATTCGGAGACGACAGGCTTGCGCAGCAGTATCTTAATACTATTCCATATCGCGAAATCGAATCGGGGATACTTCTTACTTTCGATCAGTGCCACCCGGAGCGTCCACTGTACGGAGTAACGCTCGATCGAGCAAAGAGCATGAAGTGGGACTTCGTACTGGCTTCCGTACAAGAGAACCAGGGGGGCTTCCACCGATTCGCCCAAGAGCAGAGGGCGAGATATCTTTACCACGTCGGCAATGCTAATCAGCACATTGATTGGTCGCTTGATCCATTTGTTCTAGATTCAGCAAACGCAGTACTGCTTGGCAGGGGAGTTTGTATCGGACAGGAATTCGATTATCTTTCTACTTTCAGATACCGACCGCCAATGCGCACTGACAGGGTAGTTTCATTCATGAATCTCTTGGCCAAGATACCGGAATCGTACGCCCCGTTTAAAGAGCTAGAGACAATGCTTCCGGGGGGCGACTTTCGATCCTTCGGGCATTCATGCCCCGATGGATTCCTGACGCCCGTAGCTGCTATTGCGGAAGAAATGGCAAGAGCGGGATGGGCCTACCACGACAAGCCTACAGGCGACGGCTTTGGTCACATTATTCATAATTGGGCAGCGATAGGCAGGCCATTGATCGGACACGGAAGATATTATCAAGGTCAGCAGGCCGAGATATTCTGGCAAGACGAAGTAACCTGCATTGATCTCGATAAGCACTCAGTCGTAGAAACTGCTGAAATCGTAAAAACCATGTCACCTGAACGCCACGAATCGATGTGTCGAGCAATACGTACAATCTTCGAGCATTCTTACACCCCCGACGAGGATACGTATAGATTAGCAGATGCGCTCGGACTCGGATTCTTCCAGAAGAATTAACTTGACTTCCGGTCGGAATCATGGTATGATGCTTTCGTGAAGTAGCATTGTTTATTTCCTTCGTGATCGGGAAGGGAAGCGAAGAGCCCTTCCCGAATTTTTCAAGATGAACGAAGCCATCGATCCCCAAACAATCAGCGAAGAAGAGCGGGAGCGTGTCTTTCTGCGGGCTGAAAACGACCCAGTGTTTCGGGACATTGCTCGCACTTGCGCAGACCTTGTGGATCAGTACGGATACCCGGAACGAAATGTCGAAGCAGTTTTTGGCGACAACAGAGACGTAATAGTACTGTTTCGCATGTTCCGCACAGCGGCAATGGTCAACCGCAGACTTGCAGGTAAGCCAGTAGAGGAAAGACTTACAGAGCGAGAATGGAGCGAGCGCCGAATCCGGGAAGCGCGGCGTCAGATGATGGCATTAGGATCTTCGCAAATGCAGGCAATGCAATCGGGATTAGGAATGGCGAATATGGCCCCGCGATGGTTGCCGCCTCCTCCTATTAAGATACCTACTGAATGCGAATCGGTGATCGAAGACAGCGTTCTTGCAAATTTCGGCATAGCAGCCAAGCCCTCCAGTGAACTCAAAGACCGCATGCGGAATGCTTTAGGGAGCATGGTAAAGGAACTTACGAAGCTCACAGAGTAATTCCCATGAGATTCTTCCAGAAGAAATACAAGACAGATAGCGATGGCCGCACGTATACCATGCGATGGAGTGCAGAATGGATGAGGAAGAATCCGTGGCAATCTGGTATCGCGACAACAATCTCGCTCCTTGGTAGGACATACGGTTTTTTAATAAAGCTGAATAATTCATACGCACTACCCGAGCGGGGAGGTGGCCTACGGCAGATGTTTCATGCTCCCGAGATCGAGCTGGAAGCATGGCATGGTAAGCAGGCGACTGTAGTAAAAATTCGTCCATCGCGTTGGCGGCATGGATGGCGCAAATGTGTAGAGAGTCAGATGTTCGACGTAGGGGACATGAGTGAAAATTACGTCAGTGTCCTTGCTACGGCGTACGTTAAGGATTTCAGTCTTGGAACGAGCGTAGACTTCTACAGTGGTGGCAACCTAGCATTTTATCTTGGATTTCTAATAATTAGGAGATCTTATCGATATTGGATTCCCAACTTTAACGACCATGAGTTTCCTACAACTCCTTACGGCGAATATGTATGCTCGCTGTCGCGCAAAGAGAAGAAACAGTTTCTAGCAGTAGAGCGAGCGCTGAAAGGGACTCCAGCTCGAAGTAATTCTGGAGGGTACTCGATAGCGCTTACAGCGATTCGTAATACGACAGGTACGGGGATATCGTCTTCGATTCCATCTAAGCCACAGGCATTCCCGGCATCTTTTACTACTTTTATACAGCCATGAGCGCAGACGCAAAATACATCATAGACACAGACAAGCCTCTCGTGCTTGGCGCACAGCCTCTGTCCGAGAATCCCTACGACATTTGGCCCCCAGTGAAGAATTTCAATCCACCTCCCGGCACGGACTGGTTCCAAAACAGTCTTAATCAAATCGCTGGACTGGCACCAAACGGTCTGCCGCTTCTGCGTTTGGAGTGGGGATCGACTTGTCAGTGGACGCCCGAATCTCCTTACCTAAAGTATCTGCAAAGAGTCATTGAAGCCGAACAAATAGGCTGGCTCGTAGACGTCAGAGATTCTTCTGGAAGAATTACGAAGACGTTAAAGATACCATGTAGGAAAGAGAACGGCCAGATGAAGGCGACTATTCCCGATGGGGAAGAATACGGATTGCCTTATCCGTGGATGGTATACAATCAGGAAATAGGGATACCACGCCATTGGGTCAGCCAGTACATCCCCCCGGAGATCATCGGCCCATGGGATGAGGTCAGGCGACGTATCAAGCAGAACTTCGGCGACAAGGCGGACATAGGTCCATATCCCCGCCAAGGCTTCTATTTCCTTGGCATGCATTGCATCGCCCGTCGTGTTCCGCATCAGTGTTGCGCACGAGCCAAGCAAGAGAACAGAACGTGCTTCCATTTCTACAGGGAGCCCTCGGAGCTTGATCTTGAATACATAAAGGCCCGATGGCAGCAGAACTACAATGCGAGCCATACGCACGACTGGCGAGAAGCGCCGGATGAGACCCAGATGAGGCGCAATCTCATGCGTATCATTGACGCCAAGCAGGACATTGCTAAGAAGGAACGCGAAGAGATGAAGCTGCGGATACGTGATGCATTTCAAACCCACAAGGCGCAGTTCAATAGCCGCAAACAAAAGAATACGTGGGTATTCTCGACGCTTGGTGAAAAAGAAACGAAGGTGTATTAAGTGATTCTCGACCTTTACCCCAAAGACGGAAACGAACATGCGATTTCCGTAAACTGGAAGGATACATCGCTGCCATACATCGTAGTCTTTAATGGCCGATTTTACGTACAGCGGCGTATCGACGATGTGCCAAGTTACGACGAGTCGGTAGCGTTCTTTATTCCCGAATCTGATCGAGTACGAAAGAGTGCATGACCTGGGAAAGATATGCATCTGACATTTACGACATCGCCAAGCAGTCCACGCCCGACGATAGGTTCACAGAGCAAGCAAGGGAAGCGCTCATTGGATGGACCGCATCTGAGGGGCACAAAGAACTAGCAGCTTCCAAGGATACATACACCACGGTAAGACGTAAGCTCGCAGAGCTTGTGGGAATCCCGCTAAAGGATTCTTCCAGAAGAAAACCACAGAAGAAAAGGGAGATTATTATGAGCAGCAGTCCAGTAGAAAGAAGCCCATTCGACGACATCTCGCAGCCTGCAAGAGTTCCGTCTGGCATGGCCCCTCGTATCACGATGACGGAAGTCAACACGGCAGAGCCCGGTCCTTATTATGTTTACATTCCCGGCATCGACGCAGAGGGCTTGAAGGAAATGCTGCATTCATTGCAGTATGCCCGCATTCCCGCAGGTGAGGTGTTTCGAATAGGAGCCATCGAGGAATCAATGCTTGCTGGACGACTGGATGCTGCTGTACCACACAAGATGATCACCGTCATGCATCCCATCGAGCAGAAGGTAGTCGAGAGGCTTCAAGTCGTCGCCATTCCCGCCAGTACAACACTCAATGCGCTCAAGTCAGATCGCTCGATAGTGCAGCACGTATTGGCGCACATCGCCGCGTTCGACAAGGTCGACATTGACCACGTGATACTGAACGAGATGATTCGCCCCGATGTAATCGCTGAACTGACGAAACCTGAAAAGTGGCGCAAGGAGCTGGAGTCGGTTGGCATGCTTGCAATCAGGTTACGCTGGTTACAAGACGCCGCAGAGAAACTCGAGACTGGCCGCATGCTCGAAGCGCATCGTAGTGTCATCGACAAGCGCCCCTTCCTGCGCGACATCTGGCTGAAGGCTATCACTGACGTTTTGATTCCATCCATTGACCAGTTCCGTACGGTTGCCGAGACGAGACTGTCTGCTATCGAAGACCGCATGCGCAACCCGCAGAACTCAGATAATTATGACCGCTATAGTTTTCGCCTGATGTGGTTATTGGGACGTCAGCCAGAAAGACAAGCTCTTGGCCGTACACTGAACTCGATGGACAGGGGCGGCTTAAGCCCAGACGAAGTCAGGACGTTCATAGCAAACGAAGTAGCTCGTCAGGGCGGCGCATTACAGCCAGCAGCTCCCGTACATGCGGCGATACAGCAAGTTCAGTGCGAGGAATGCGGTCAGGAGCTGAATTCAGTCAGAGGGGGTTATCCTCGGAAATGCTGGCGTTGTGGATTTGAATTCAGGCCAGCAGATACTCCGTTAGGAGAGCGAGCTACGCAGGCCAGGGAAGTAATCAATCGGACATTCGACGAAAACGGAAAGGTCCGGAATCTTCCAGAAGAATCACAAGTCGGTACAATGACGGCCTCGGGAGTTGCGGCAGCGACAGAGTTGGATCAAGCGGCTCCGTTAGCTGATCCTGAAATCACAGAGGGGATTCCTGTCGAAGCAGCCCCTGCGGGACAAGGGCTTTCAGCAGAAGACGAAGCAGAGCTTGAAGGATTAGCGGCAAGTATCCTAAAGGGTTAGGATTCGCGCCGCAGGGCGACTGGCCCGCAAGTAAAATGGGGCCAGTCGAGATCAGCGCCAAGTAGGGCGGCATGTACTCGTAACTGGTGTTCAAGTTGGGGACGTAGATCGTCGCAGGGTTCGGCGTGCTCGATAAGATGGCGCATATCTCTGACGATCATTGAAGAATGCTTCCGATGAAATCTTGACGTTCGTATAGCATTATACAGACGCCAAGCATCCTCGCCTACGATAGACAGGTCGCCATTAACATGAACGAGAATATGATCGAGCGAAGTTGCAGAGATTATTAAAAGTCGATCGTCGTACTGCGCAACAATGTTACCGTCTGAAATCTCTCGACACTTCATGTACGCAGTGTAGCACATTCGCAGGAAAAAGTCAATGCTTCTTTCTACCATGATCGTCGAGGTACGCAGAGCGCTTGGCCGACCTCCAGAAGCGATCTTAGACGATTCTGATGTACTAATGGAAATCTGGGGGGTAACCACATTCTACCGCTCCAAGCTCCGCATGACTCGTGAATCTTGGAGCATAGGCCGGTGGCCGTTAGTAGTTCCAGCTTCAGCGACCGAAGCGAACATCGACTTAGGCGACTTTTCCTCGGCGATCATGATCAAGACCACCGACCCCTCGAATCCTTACCACATGCCCCGAATGGTGGATATCGTCAAGCCCGAAGAGATGTCTGCTTACTGGAGCGGCCCCGACAACCTGCCGATAGGCGGGGGTTGGGCGCATCCCCATGTGGCGGCATGCTTTTCCATCTTTAATGAAGCAGGGCAATGGAAAATAGCATGGCTTCCGCAGCATAATCAATCCTGCGTTTATACCATGTGGTATTCGACCGGACCTAATACAGTTCCGCCGATCTTCGACGACACATCCCTTATGCCAATTGCTGAGCAGGATTTTCTAATCATAGCGAATACCGCAATAAACCTCTTCGGCCAGATAGCACATCCAGAGAAAGGATTAAACGCGCGACAGAAACTACTGGCGCAGACGCAGTTGCAGAAAATGCAGCAATGGGGGCCATTATTCGAGGAAGCGAGGTGGGACGGCTTCAGTCGCGAACCTCGTCAGCATCGTAAGATATTTGGAGAGAATCGAGAAGGACGAATCGGTAGGGGATACTAAGATTCTTCCAGAAGAAGAGGAAGTCAGATGCCAAGAGCGATTCAATTTGACGGCACGAACTACGAAGACGTCATTTACTTCTCGGAGCAGGGCGAGATCGTACTAGCGAACAGAGAAGGCGATGAAGTTGACGATGACGGCAAGGTCCAGTACACTGGCACACTGCGAGTACATACACCTACGGGAATCGTAACTGTCAATGAAGGCGACTGGATCGTAGACAGCGATAGTGCTTACCATGTCGCCTCGGGATTCCTTCCGAAAGAAAGCGATGCGGAAGCGAAGTCAACTTGCTGTCCAGAGAAAGATGGAGTGAATCAATGATGTCATACGGTTTAGGTTATATCCCAGATCTTCCCGACCAGAGGGACTGGCGGCACGTCCCACCGGGCGGAGCGCCCATCCAATTGCCGCCACTGGTCGATCTAAGAACGCAGTCATACCCCAAGCCCTGCTACAATCAGGGCTCCGTGAATAGCTGCACGGCTAACAGCGTCGGCGCAATGTTTGGTTTCGTAGATCGAAAGCAAGGCGGCTCGAATATTAATCCCTCACGTCGTCAGCTTTACTACGACGCGAGGGCTTATGATGGATTGCAGGCTATCGACCAGGGCGCGTACATACGGTCGGCACTGAGAGCGATAACAGACAGGGGCGTTGCCGACGAGTCGCTGTTCCCTTACGATGTCGTAAAGATCAACGAACAGCCTCCGCAAAATGTCTACGAAGCCGCATTGAACAAACAGGCCTTGGCTTACCTGCGTGTCGATATCACGGTGGACGCCTTCCGTGCATGCTTGGCGGAAAGCTACCCGTTCGTGGTCGGTACCACGTTGTACCAGAATTACTACGATGCAGCTACGACCGGACGTGTCCGAATGCCAGTAGGACCAGTCATAGGCGGGCACGCGCAGATGTTCGTCGGATATAGCGACACTGAGCGCGTATTTATCGTACAGGGATCATGGGGCAGCTTTGGCGACAATGGCTTTGTCTACATGCCCTACGATTACGCTGCAAGTGAGAACTTCTCGGCGGATGCTTGGACGATAAGGTCGCTCGAAGAAGTGGTGACGCCTCCCCCGCCGCCACAACTCGTTCCAGTCATTACTTACGTCAGTCGCTACAAAGAGAAGAAACAGATGGTCGTAGTAGACGCGGACAATACCGATCTAGACGCTGCGCTTCTTATCGATGGCAAACGAGTAGCTAGTGGGCATGACGGAGTGTTTACCGCAAAGCATCTCGGATTAACAGCAGGTGGACATATACTGGTCGTGCAAAATGGATCAGGCGCTATGTCCCGACAGCATGTACTAACAGTTTGAGAAAAGGAGATAGTAAATGAAGATTAAGCAGATTGTAGCTTTCCTACAGGTTCTAGTGCTCGTGATCGTACTAGCATGCGCGAAGTACCTACCGCAGATACGAACCACAGAGGCATTGTTCAAGACAGTTGCGACCGATCTCGTGGCGCACAATGTTATCACCGAAGACAAGAAGAAGAAGATATTCACTGACGCAGATGATGCTATTACCGAAGCCACTACTCTTAGTTCAGCATTGGCCGTAGCGACCACACAGGCACAGAAGTTTACAGCATGGAAGAACGCTTCCGATGGATGGCTGACTATTGTCGGAAGAGGTAACTTCGTGAATGTTCCGTATCTAAGTGATGCGGTTCTGATCGTCAACGGAGTCTTCGATGCGGCAGTGGCGTTCTATGATACAGGGAATGGGCCACCGTCGACTAAGCCGGGAGTAATGAAAGCTGCCAGCGAGAGCGAGCTGCATTCGCATATCAAGGACGAGCTTGCACGAGCGCAGCGATTACTAAGGTCGGCGAAGTAGCGATTTATTCTTCTGGAAGAATCTACTTAGGAGCTTTACGTCGCATGGCGCGAATGGCATTGCATTTAGGACAGAGTGTTCCATGCAAGGCGCTGCCGTAATACATTGTCCCGGATAGGTCTAATTCACATCGAACGAGCTGCGTGTAAAGTACTATCGGAGAGATATTACTCCAATCGCGGGGCCAGCGATGCAGCGATGGCTTGTCGCTATCCCCCACGTCCCATTTTATATAAGTAAAGTCATAACCATCGTTTTCGTTCCAGTCGAACCCGATCTCCCAAGGATGGGGCATTGTTAAGAATTGCTCGCGAATGAACTTCTTGCGCTCCATTCGTTTCGCAATGGAATTGTAGTCAATTCCCATTTGAGCGACAGTATACCATGGATCAACCTGAAGAGTCAACTGAAAAATTACCAGAACCAGAAGCTCCCGAAGGAGCAACACTGGAACGTTACAAGCATCCTCGTGGCGGACATGGCTATCTGGTAATCGATGGCCGTGAAACTACAGAGAGCGGCTTTCATGCGACCGCTCCCGGAGTATGTCCAAGTTGCGATACTAAGGCAGATGGATGGGAGCCGCCTGTAGGTAATCAGAGGTTCGAAGAACTGATTACTCGCATGAAGCAGGAGGACGTCAGTCTTGACACGGATGCAAAAGCGCACAAGCAGCATCTGATTCGAACAGGTGGCTACATCCATGAATGCAGCAAATGTGGAACAACGTTCTTCATTTCAAGCACGGCAGCGAAGGTCAAGGTCTAAGCAATGGCGGTATCATTAGCGACTGTAGCGACTGACTGTGTCCTGACTCTCAATGCCGGCTCACCCGGAGTCTACAGCTCAACGGTACTCGACAGTCGCTGGAGTACTCAGGAGGTAGTCGATGCCGTACTCGCAGCAGACGCTGCTGTCGTAGCAGCGACCATGTCGAATCATGATAATCCCAGAGCCGCGCTTTACTACACGACTCAGGCAGGACTTGCCCATGGTGGAACGATAGGACTAACAGCAGGCTCGATAGCAAGCGTAGTCTTTGTAGTAACTGGCGGAACAGCTCCTGGTAACAGGCCCGGCACGGAATGGGAGCCAGCGGAGATTCAGCGTGAAATCTTCAATGCGCTAGGACTCGACTACGACTGTCATCATCATATAGACGGTCGCGTAATCTTTCATAACGGAGCAGCGATAGCAGCGCAGAGTGGTGGGGGATCGGTTAGTGTGAATATCACTTATCCTGCCTACACTAAGACTTCAGCTTGCCAAGCAGCAGATGAATATCAGTGGATAGTATTTTGCGGGGCGATGGCAATGCTTTCCCCAGTTGAAGGCGAAAATGTACCAGCGATGGGTTCTTGGGCTCAGTTGTACGAACATGGACTTGGCGCAATTATGTCAGGAGCAGGACATGTCCCAAGCCAGCTTCCGCAGTAAGGGTAAATACCAGTGGCAGTAGACGCGGTAACAGCGACAGCGGTATATAGCGACTCGGTATGGTATCGTATTACAAAGGGCGCACCGCAGCCTGACTCTAGGCTCTGGCGAGCTGCTGTTCAGTCGACCAGAGACGCAGCACTCCAGCGTCTGGCGGACAGGGTCGCTGCTGATCCCGCGCTTTACACGCTGCTTGTACATGAGTACGACTTGACGCTCGTAGCGGGGGAAGTAGGAATCGCCGCCCTAACTCCAGTGTTACTAGTCTCGAAAGCATCTCGCGAAAACTGGCGTGTAACCATGACTGGCGTCAGGTTCCCTTTGAAGTACAGGGAGAACAGATCGGACCTCGACAACCTACCACCCACTCAGGACTACTACTTTTACACTATTCATAACAGCAAGCTGATCGTACGGATGCCGCCCAGTGATATACCATCCGAAACAGCGGTTCAGTTCTTCAGCAACTCGATTCCATTGATAAATGATCCAGTGCTCGATCCAGCGACTGGAGAGCTCTATGACAATTTAATCGACATCGGCGTAGCCCTGATCATGGAATCAGCGAGTCTATCCGAGGTAATCAGGCAGGCGGAAATGGCTACAGGGGATGCGCCCTCGGCAGCGCAGCCTGCTGCTTAGGATTCTTCTTCTGGAAGAATATTCTCGCGCAGTAGGATACGTCGAGCGGCAGCACAGGTAGAACAGCAACATCCAGAACGAGGGACAATGGATTCGCCACGGAGAAGCCTTGTGTATTCAGTGAGATTCCCATCCCATAGACGGGCATGTACGAAGATTGTCTTTAGTGCCTCATGAGTCCCATCGATTTCAATAGTAGATGCAAAGACGCCCGTCACGTCCGTGACTGTATGTATTCTCCGGCGAAGGTTTTCGAGGAGTAGATTAGGGCCAGATGAAAACGCTGGGTCGATTACGACGGCATCTTCGACTTTGAAGATTCGATTACTCATTTAAGATTCTTCGCTTGTTTCCGAAGCCTTCTTATCTCATTGCACTTAACACAATGCTTCCCATGCGGAAGACGCTTACCGCGAATGTATAGAGTGAATTCAGTAAGCGGATTATCCGTGTGAAGTTTAAATGCCCCAATCTTATCATCCACGAGTCCATCGCGATAATCAGTATCCCAAGGATGTAATTCATAGGATGCAATATCTCGCTCAAATTCTTCACGCCGCTCCTTCTTTTCTAATTCGTACTGCTCACCAGTTCCAAGTATATCTGGCTTACAGTATAGCACAATACCATGCCTGAATCAAGCAAAAATTTCCCTTACATTCCAATAGCCGAACCGTCATCTCCTGCTGAAATGATGACGCTGACGCATGACGATGCGACACGCATCCTCGCTCAGCGCACAGAGGATGGCTCACGGACTGCGCTGGTCGACGCCCTTTGCATTATGGGTCGTTTTGATGAAGCGATGGCTATAGCGACTGATCCTGAAAAGCTGGCATGGATTCAGAAGCTAATCGACGGCGAAGCTGCTCCCGATGATGAACGTTGCGAATGCAAGCACACTGTCGATGTTGCCGACTACACGCGTAATATCAATGCCGAGCCAGTACTAGTGCCTGCCCCGAACTACCTGGTGCAATTCAGGCACTGGAGTTCCCGCTACGGGAAGATGGTCGATGCAAGATTCTGCTTCCTATGCGGGCACGCGCAGGCGATACCGGGTAGTATGGATGAAACGCACGAAGCGAACACATCGCTTCAGCGACATGCATTAGACGCCGA